ACATGCATTGGTTATCTATTGGGATTGATGGAGGACTCCACGGAGCTGTTGTTGGAATCAATGATAGACTTGAAGTAGTCGGCTTCTTTGATACACCTATCATCGATCTAGGCAAGAAGAAGAAAGGTGGCAAAGTAGGTACAAACAATGCTTTCTTGGAAACAGAAATGGTGAACAAGTTAAGGTGGTTGTGTAAAGTTGATAGCAGACATTACAGCGGTGTTTCAGTCTTTCTCGAAAAAGCGCAATCCATGCCTAAACAAGGAATAGTTTCGACCTTCAAGACAGGGGAGGGCTTTGGGCTTTGGCTTGGTATCCTAGCAGCCCTGCAGTGCTCCTACGAGGTCGTAGGGGCCAAGACATGGCAGAAGAGGGTGATGGTAGGGGTCACTGGCCTAGACCCCAAGGCGAAGTCTATAAGCCGCTGCCAGAGGCTGTTTCCTGGGCTCCCACTCACCAAGCCGAAAGGTAAGGTTGTCTCCCTTGACGGGAGGGCAGATGCAGCTTTAATTGCATACTATGGGCTTCTCGAGCTTGGGAAGGTCCAAGAACAGAGACCGAAACGTACAGCATTCAGATTGTAGAAAAGGAACAAGAAGATGACGAAGAAGAATAAATCAGAACCTAAACCACCAATAGAAGAGAAACAACCATTGATTCCCATTTGCCAAACATGCAAAAAGCCATTCACCCAATGTCAATGTGAACACAATAAGTTGGTTAAGAACAAGTGAATAATGCATCGCATTCCAGGACATTATCGCAAGTCAAATGAGTGCACCTGCAGATACTGCCATAAGCAGTTCTTCGCAACGTCTCCATACGCTGAAGTATGCCCAGAGGATAACTGCCAAAGGGCAAAACGAAAAGAATCTGATCTCAAACGTAGGCAACGTAAGCTAACTGCGCAAAGAAGCGATGGATGAGCAAGCCGTAGAAAGAGTCTATGCTGCTGTAGATATCTCCAACCTGTGGCATAGCTGTCGGGACATATTTGGACCAACAGCAAGGGTGAACTATGATCACCTACTCAAGAAGATTAAAAGTAGTGGATACAAGAGTGTTCCTAGAGAAGTAACAGCCGTGGCCTACGCTGTGACTGCCCCTCATCGCCGCGTATCTGAGGCTAGTGGTCGCATCAGGGAAGAACCATCTCGTAATACTCGTTTTTTGGAATCCTTGAAGAAGTTTGGGTACGAAGTCAAAGTACGAATCATGAGATACGAGAAAGGAATAGATAAACCATTTCACACGGATTGGGATGTCGGTATTGCAGTGGATGCAATTACTACTCAAAACGAATATGATACATTCATTCTAGTCAGTGGTGATGGGGACTATATTCCGTTGATTCAGAGATTACAGAAAACAAGTAAACGAGTTGAAGTCTATACGTTTGAGAGGACAGCTTCGCAAACTCTTTACTCCGTGGCAGACAATGTTGTTTTCTTAACATTAGAAGATACTTATCAAGAGAAGGTCTAAAATGCCATCTGCTAAGAGAACTCCTTACAAGGGACCGGTACAGCAGGTGTCTCGAACACCTGTGCAAATACCACAAACAGAAAATGAAATCAACAAGCTGTTTGCTAACATCGCACCTGGTGGATTGAATCTATCCAATCTTTCAAACATACCGCAATCGATATCTGATGATGAAGTGAAGGCTCTCACTAGTTCAAATTTTGCATTGTGGGCCTCAACCAGCAACATCAAAGTTGACCATAGACCATTTGATTTTGGGGCTCATAGGTACTTGCTTCCAATATACCTGGACCAGACCAAAGAAATTATTATGATGAAAGCAGCTCAAATGGGGGCTACCATTTGGGTATTACTGAGATTACTCCATTTCTGCATGCATAATCCAGTCAAAGCTTGCTTGTTCTTCCCTACACAGGATGGAGTTACGCTGCTATCAAAGGACCGTATGACTCCTTTGATTGATTCCAATGCAGAGCTAAAAGAAGCTGTGAAGGATTCGGATACACTTGGTTACAAACAAGTTGGTAAAGAGAGTGCACTGTATCTGAGGCATCTTGGAGGTGTTGCATCGAAGGATTCAACACCATTTGACATGCTTGCGTTTGATGAGGTCAGGTTACTGAATGCAGCCGACATAGACCAGGCTCGAGAACGTGTTAGTCACTCTACATACAAGACCATATTACAGGTCAGCACCGCTGGATTGCCTAACTGTTTTGCAGGAAATACTGAAGTATTAGTTCGTGATAAACAAACACTTAAAGTTATGTCAGTGACTATTGCTAGTCTTGTGGAAACGTACAATCAATATGAAGCATTATCATTTAACAAATGGAGAGAAATAACAGGGGCTGTGTGTCGTGGTATGCGGTCTATGGTAGAAGTTAAACTTCTATCTGGGCAAAAGATTAAGTGCACAAAAGACCATCGATTTGCAACAATAGGAAATGAGCATGGTCCATTGTGGCTTCCAATTTTTAGTATTTGGCAGCATAAATTACCTATAATAGGTTCTGCTCTTGGTGGTGTCCCTATGTTCAATGAGCTTTTTGTGGGTAGTGTTAGTGTTGTGGAAGAAGAATTAGCCTACGATTTGGAAATAGAAGAAACACCTTGGTTTGTGCTTGCTGAGAGTGGATGCCTTGTTCACAATAGCGACATCCACAAACAATTCCTTCGTGGTACTCAGAATTTTTGGCATTCGTATTGCGGTTGTAAACCAGACGGCGTAGTTTTGAGTGAAGTGTTTCCTGATTGCATTGCTATCTCACCAAAGAAGGAAGTCTATTACAGATGCCCACGTTGTAAGATGAAGATTGTGGACCCACAAAATGGTAGATACATTGCTCATAATCCTGGAGCCAGCATTCAAAGCTACCATATCCATCAAATGCTTTCCAAGTACATTTCTGCCGCTGAGATCTGGGAAGCTTTTCAGATAACACAAAATCTAAAAGAGTTCTTCAATGCTAAACTTGGCAAACCATACGTGGATGAGGATAACATACCAGTTACTGATGACGATCTAATGGCATGTGAAAACAGCGATATCATGTGGGACCAAGGCAAGGCCCACACAGCAATGGGCGTTGACCAGATGAGTGGCATACTCTACGTGGTCATTGCTCAAAGGCTCGGAAATAAGAAGAGAATTGTTCATTACGAAATAGTGGATGATTTGAATCCAATATACCACGAAGCTGGCAATAGGCAACCTGTATTCAAGAGACTATACCAATTGATGAAAGAATTCGATGTAGATTTGTGCATTGTGGATGCAATGCCAAATGCAAATGAAGCAATGGAATTTGCCAGAGCATTCCCCAAACGAGTATTCGTAGCTTGGTATTTGGAACAGCAACGAGAAGTAGTGCAGTGGGGGGATAGACCAAAATACAAGGTAGGAACAAAGAAGGGTGGGCCTAAAATCAAGTTCAAGTACAGTGTACTAATTAGTCGATACTTATCTATTGAAATGGCAATGAAGGAAATAGCGGACCGCAATGTGGAGTGGCCCAATCCTCGGTCTTTGGTACAGATTTGCCGTAATCAGAAAACAGGTAGATATGAACCTATGCATATCTTTGAAGCGTACTTCTATCTACACATGAAATCCATTGTGAGACAAAAGACAATACTAGATGAGAACACTGGTAGATTCAAAATGGAGTGGTTGAATTTGGGGCTAGATCCACATTCTTGCCATAGTATGAACTACTGTAACCTTGCAATGGAAAGACTTAGAAAGCAACCAATGTTTACACTCGCATAATGCTGAAATTTATTCACAACAAGAGAGCAGCATATTACCAAAGCATGGTAGTGTCTGCTTATCGCAATCCATGGTGGCTAAGGCTGTGGGTCTGGATTATTCATGGATAAACCAAAATATCCCATTGATCTTTTTGATTCTACCATTGATTGGCCAGGAAGAGAAACTGGGACAACGATGGGTCGGCCAATTCCATTGGACGCACCAATTGACAGAAAAGAGGTAGTCATGCCATACAATTTCAAAGACGTACCAATTGCAGAGTGCTTCAAAATTGACTTCTTTGCAATGATTTGCAAGCAATGTGGCGCAACACATCCATTCTATGTGAATCATCTAGGTGCACCTTCATTCATTACAGGATTATCAATAAAAGCTGTAGATGAGTTTTGCGAAACTCACCACGTTAGCATTGAGGAAGTTGTTGAAAACTCATGCTTCATTTGCCATTGCGGCTTCCCTATTCGATTCCCCCATACTGTAGAAGAGGAAGAAAAGATAGCCGATAACAAAGAAGTGTCAGCTAAACGTAGACAAAGAGCTTCAAGGAGAAGCATTGTTTCTCCCAAACTATCTATCGTAAGCGAAGCTCAAGCCAGACAAGTCATGTCTTCCTGTCCCTTGCCTTGTGGGGAAAAGATTGGAAAAGAGTGATGACTAACGTGAAAGCTGAAGCATGTGGTTGGAAAGCTGGCATTGACGATGCCATGCAAATTGTTAGAGATAGGAGACAATTCTTGTGGAGTTTGGGTCCTGCAGAGGGTGTTATTTATGTGCTAGATGAGAT